GATGATGCTTTTAAATTCAATCCAGAAACTTTATTTGATACGGACAAGATGGAGAGTTTGGAGCAGGTTATTAGTACATTTGTGTATTCGGCTGGTCGGGAGCGATTCAAAATTTTCAAGACTACTGTTCGCGAAATTTTTTATCCTGATGCGCAGGCATGATGGCTTCCAAATAGAGAAGTGAGGTGAAGAACAGCTATGGATTTGCAGAAGAATATCAGGGAACGCTGCCACGTCAATACGAACGATGAAGGGGATAGTTTTGTTGGCGTGAAAGCCGATACGGATGATGCTATGATTTATTTTCCGATTGGCTATCAGCTTCCGGCGAGTGATGATGACCTTCGTACCGATATCAACAATCTCTTCTATGTACTTGCCGCCTTTATGAAAGAAGATAAGTTAATAGAGGAATCGAAGTTTGCGGCACCAAGAACCGTTGATTTCCCGATGCACGCATACATTAGGGTGATACGTGATTTTTTGCAGACTGGCCGCTATTATATTGAAACAGACCCGCAATTCAAGACGGATACAAAAGGCAATGCATCGTGGTCGCGTACTGTTCGGGAGCAGAGAGCCTTGGTGCAGAAAAATGGTTCATTAATATTTACAAATATGACGGTTCGTTCTGTTACACCGAATGCTAATAAGAAAATTACGCAGATTCACCGGTATTGTGTGTATGAGGCTTTTGATAAGTTGGGGTGGCTATATGTCCCTTATATGCCGGAAAACCCTGGACCTCATCCCGATAGCAGAGAATCCATCTACATACTTGAAAAAAAGCTGGCATCAACACATAATGATGTGGAGCAAGAACTGTTCTCCGCGATGGTATCAATGCTCAGATACATGGATGAAAAATCTTCTGAAAAGCAATATTTTTTTGGAACAGATTGTTTTGAACGTATCTGGGAGAAAATGATTGATAAGGCATTTGGAATTGAAAATAAGAATGAATATTTTCCGCGGACTAGATGGATTCTCGATTATGGACCGGATAAGACAAAAACGCCATTGCAGCCGGATTCCATCATGATATACAACGGCAAGGTTTATGTTCTGGATGCAAAATTGTATAGATACGGGTATAGCGGAAATCCGGAGCATCTGCCGAATGGTCCCGACATCAATAAGCAGATTACCTATGGCGAATATATCGAGCGGACAAAAGGTGTATCGCATGAGAATCTGTTTAACGCATTTATTATGCCTTTTAATCGTGAAGATAACACTTTTTTTAAGATTGGAACAGATGGAAATCCCATACCATGTGTAACAGACCATATTGGAAATGTTGGGGAAGCAGTCGGGGACTGGAAACCAGACCCGAAATATTATGAACGCGTGCAGGGAATTGTGCTGGACACTCGTTTTTTGATGTATAACTACATCTGTATGCCGAATCAGCAAAAACAGCAGCTTGCGGAAGCTATAGAGAAGGTGAAGACGAAACCGCCTATTCCGAGTCCAACAGCGTAGATAGAAAAGCTCTACTTTCCGAGAGGGAAACGTAGAGCTTTTTTGACCTTTATAGCTGACGATTACGAAAGCGTTGTGCTCCGGCAGCATTCCTGCATTGATTGCAACAATAATGCTTATTCGTTCTTGTTGACTCTACAAGAAAAAATTTATCTCTTTTACAATTCGGATTTTCACACTCTTTATACATTTCACCATTTCGCATATAAAAGATTGACAAATATAAGGCTTCAATGAGACTATCAACCTGCCATATGATTTCTAGCTTTCCGCCATTGTATTTTGGGTGGATGTTACGAATATTGTAGTTTATTTCGTCTGTTACAACAATCCGCGCAATCCTCAGCAATGCATCTTTGAAGGAGTCATCAAGTGAATTTTCGTCAAAAGTTGCATATGCCTTAAACCCGCCGTAATGGACATCTTTTATCACAGAAATTTCTGTTTGAAGATGATAAAAGAAATCTATAAGGAATCGAGTGTCTTCGTCCACATCTTTACAGCCTACATACGCTGCCATCAGATTTTTGAAACGTGGATCTTTACTTCCAGGTAAACTTGTTTCGAGGCTGCCCCGCACGGCGTTATAAAAACTAATGTCGACGGTATTTGTTTTTTCTGTTCCGAGGAATGAATCAGAAACAGAGTATGCGCCTTTTGCGGCAACCTCGGGATTCCGGCTTATGTCAGGAAACGGTCTGTAGGAATTGAGCAAGTCATTAAATCGATGATTACAGGTTGAAAAAGAAGAATCACCGATTGAAAATTTTATCGGAGTAGAGAAAAGTAGATATATCACATGGACAAGAATCCCATGGTAATTTTTTTTATTAATGCAACTGTACAGTCGTATGGTTGCTTTTATTCTATTAATGATTTCAACAAGAGTATGTGCTTCAATGGCGACATACTCATTTTCCGGTAGAGGATATAAGAAGCCGTATTTTTTAATGAAATCAATATGCCTGTTAAGATCATCTTTGGGAATGGAAAGAAGTTTCCCTAAAATGTTCTTTTCCACTAAGCCACCACTAACTCCCGTCATATTTAACCCATCCTTTGGAGCATACGAAAATAACAGACGATTGTTTGTATCGGAGCATACTTTCAAAGTAAGAGAAGGATCTTCATTTGGGGACGTGTTGACTGTATCTACGGCACAGAGACAACCATAACCCTCATATTTAAACATTGTAGTTATAGAAATTCCTGAAGAATCTTTATTCATGTACATTTTCCCTTTCCGTTGATTTATTTAAATATGACTTTGTTATTACAAAAACCACTATGATATAGCCGGAAGAGTTTTCTATAGGAAACTCTTTTTCTTTATTATACATACAAATAATGGGAAAAACAAGAAAAAACAATTATTAAAACGGATAAAAGTAAGAGGTCTTGTAGTGAAATTTCATTATTATTATTTTGATAGTACAATAAAGACGCTAGGAAATTGATTACGAAAAAAAAGACAGCTATCTGCACGTAATACTAATGGTGGGAGAGCAGAAAAAAAATAATGTAAAAAAACAGAATTTTGCGCTTTTTGAAGCTTTCGTCTCCCACACTATTTTTGTATCAGAAAAAAAGTAATCTTTTTTGAGATTTTTTGCGTGATTTCAAAATTAAAATTTAGTGGTTTGACCATATGGCAATAGATTCTTAGAAACAGAAAAAACCTTATATAAAAAATATCTGGGTTTTCAGATGAAGGTACACTTCGTGTATTTTCATCTGAGCGTCCAGAGAGGCGTTCATAAAAATAATACGAGCCTTACGGCGCGCGACGTTTGGCGAGGTCATTCATATTGATTTCTTTTCAGGACCGGGTGGTCTTTGATTTGGATTAATATGTTTCCCCGCTTAATTGTCGTGCGTTTTTTTTTAGGTGGGTTGTCCTCGTCAAATGGCGGTAGCCAAGGCAGAGAGGACAAACCTATGACAAAAAACGAAAAAAATGAAACTGTTAACCATGCACCCTTGAACTATCCGCATCCGTGCTTTGTCCCGATTGAGGACGATGGCATGGCGGGTACACTCAGGTTCTATCGGGATAATAAGGTTCCGTATAAGGACATTACCCTGTCAGGACAGCAGAAGCGCTATTTTGCAATTGTCGACGCGGAGACGGAAGAAAAGGCTAAATCAATGAACCGGAACTTGGACAGCGCGGCGAAGAAGGAAGCCCGCGGCAAAGCGAAAAGCCAAAAGAACGAAACATCCTATGATGCATTGCGCGACAGCGGCTTTGACCCGACAGATGATTCTAACGATCCTGAGAAAATTGTGATGCACAAAATTCTGCTGGATGCCCTTTATAGGGAACTCGACGATTTGTCGGCTGAGAAGCTTCGCATTGTGCGGATGATTGCAAACAATGAACCGCAGCAGCAGGTCGCAGATGAACTTGACATTCCGCGTCGCACTTTACGGGATCACACAGAGAAACTGTTGACTGAGCTTCGCAAAAAACTGAAACCATACAGATAAAAATAAGAACCCTCTGCGGCAGCACGACACCGCAGGGGGTTTTTATTTCAGTCCTTCTTGTAAAATTCGCATTCATACCCGTCTGCCCTTAAGAGCAGTCCGGCAATCCAGTCCGGGGTTCTTCCCATCTGTTCACATATGGCATCAAGGGAGATGTCCTTGCTGCACTCGATGATAAGCTCGTCATGGACGTGACCTACGATGAAACAGTGGGAGAGCGTCCGCATCGCATGGCAGAGGATGTCCCGGCTGATAGCCTGTACGATGTTCTCCACGAACTTGGGACCATAGCTTTCGATGCGCTCCCACTTCTTGTTTGTCCCGACACCCTCGTAGGTAACGGACTCCCCGCCGAACTTGTTCTCACCGATCTTAGGCTTCACATAGCAGAGCCGTCTGCCGGAAGGAAGGACGATGAACAGCATACCGCTCTGGTATACGAACCGGATGCCGTGTGTCTCCGTGGCAGTCCGCTGCTTGATGGCGGTCTTTACTGCATCATCGACATCCCACCAGAACTGCACGATGTTCGGGTTGGCGGCTCTCCATGAGTTGACGAGCGGCTGAAGCTCGTCCTCCCGCAGTCCCATTTCCAATGCGCCCATGCTCGTTAATGCACCAACAGACCCGCCGTAACCAAGCGCCAGCTCTGCGATTTTTCCCTTCTGCCGCAGGTGTGCATTCTGCCCGTGCTTCTCGACGGTGACATGGAACATCGCCGATGCGGACGCACAGTAGATGTCCCCGTTGTTCCGGAAGACCTCGGTGCGCCAGTTTTCCTTTGCAAGGAACGACAGCACCCGTGCCTCGATGGCGGAGAAGTCGGCGACACAGAACTTGTATCCCGGCTTTGGGATGAAGGCTGTACGGATGAGCTGGGAGAGTGCATCCGGCACATCGTCATAGAGCATATTCATGAATTCGTAATCCCCGGACTTTACGATGTCCCGTGCGTCTGCCAAGTCGCTCATATGGTTCTGCGGAAGGTTCTGCAACTGGATGATGCGACCTGCCCATCTGCCGGAGCGGTTGGCTCCGTAAAACTGGAACATCCCCCTTGCCCTGCCGTCCGCGCATACGGAGCCTTCCATTGACTGGTATTTCTTGACGGAGGATTTGGCAAGCTGCTGACGGAGTTTTAGTACATCGGCAATGTCGGAGGGGACGGTCTTTAACAGGCTTACGATGGATTTCTTGTCGAGGGATTCCGTCTCGATGCCCTTCATGGTCAGCCAGTCCTTCATCTGTGACACGGAGTTCGGGTTCTCCAATTCCGTCTTATCCTTCATGGAGGCGATGAGCCTTGCCTTGCTGAAGGCATCGAACCTGATTGCGTTTTTCACGACATCCATATCGAGCATGATGCCACGGTCGTTGATTTCCTGGTCCAGATGGTATTCGTCCCACACACGATCTGGCACGGGAAAACGGGATAATTTCTGCTGGATGCTCATTTCGACCTCGACATCCCTTTTGTTGTACGCCTTGAAAAGTTCCCACTTCTCCGGCGCATCCGCTGGCATATTACGGGTTCTGCCGCCATTTGTCTTGGTAGGCTTGCAGGGAATACAGAAATAGCGGATGAGGTCCTTGCCCTCCTTCAGCTTCTGTTCCTCAAGACCGAGGACTGCACCGACACCTTCGAGGGAGAGCGGCAGTCCCATATAGGCAGACCATATCATGCTGCATTTCCATGATGACGGGTCAATGTAGTTGCCGACCGAATCTTCCGGGATGCTGTAGGAATAGAAGTATTCGGGATAGTTCCGCTTGAGCCAGTAGGAGAGGAAGATCCTCTCGAATGATGCATTGAACGCCCATTTGGTGACATTCTCATCCGTCAGCGCTGACAGGATGCTGCCGGGGATTTCCTCCCCGTTTGCCACGTCAACCACGTCAACGGGTCCGCCGTTTACGGAATACCCGAACAGCAGTATTTCGGAATCCGGGGACTCGGCGTATGGGTATACTCCGTTCTTGATGGGAACGCTGGAATATGTTTCAAGGTCTATGGATAGTGTTTTGATTGTTTCCGGTATCTGCATATTTGCCTCCTAAAAAACAGGTGGCGGGGGAAATGTCCCTCGCCACCCTGCATGACTGGTGTTTTACGTTCTACGAAAGGAAGTCGTCATCGTCCACGGTGGCGAAATCAGCCTCAGCGCTTGACTTGCCGCCGAGCGGGTCGCCGTCCTTGATCTTCTGCAGATTGTTGAGACCGCAGGCGATTCCCCGGTTGCCGTTCACGTTGAAGGCGTAGAAGTTGATGGAAGCACGTCCGTATACACCGGAGTAGACCTCGGAACGCTCGATGATAGGCTGTCTGTTTGCATCCACGATGCCCGGAGCGGAGCTGGAGTTTGCGTTTACGAAGTAGGAGTTCTTGTAGGCTTCGTCATCCGGCTTTTCGAGGTCGCCGTCCCTCAGCGGGTTCTTGATGGCGGAGAGCGGCGGCACGGTCTTGCCGTTGCCCTTGAGCTTGCCCTGTCCTTCCTCATAGGCTGCCTGGATTGCTGCCTTGATCTTGTCCAGCGTTACCTTGTCATCCTTCGAGATGATGAGCGAAACCGAGTACTTCGGCTTGCCGCCGTTGATGGATTTCGCATCCCAGACGTTCGCATAAGACCAGCGTGTATTGATACCTGTGATGACCATTGTCGGGTTAGTGTAGTTTGACATATTTTTGTCCTCCTTAATCATTAAAATCGTCTCTTGCCGAGTTGAGTGCCGGACGCTTATCACTATCTGGCACGAGTGTTGGTTTTCCCTGCGGCTTTTCAATCAGACCGCCGAGAAGTTCATTGAATTTCGACTTTCCGAGAAGGGAAGTCATTGCAGTTATCCCGAGAAGTTTTTTCTCGAACGGGTCAAATCCTGCATTCAGCACGGTCGCTGCAACAGCACCTTCATCTGTGTACCTGCGGTTTGCCCTGCCTTCGACAACCTTGTAGCCGTCGTACTTTGTGCCGCTCAGGGACTGCTGGAGTGCATATTCCTTGATGTCGTTCGCCCATGACACAAGCATATCAACCTTGGGCAGGATTGCGGCAATCTCCGATTCATCGAGGGTTTCCGGTGTCCGGAAATCGTACTTTGCAAGCTCGAGGTTTGCATCTGCGCGTGTCCGGCAGACTGCCTTTATCCGGCAGAACTGGCAGTGATCCCCGGCTTTGAAGTCGCCCTTGCCCTCATATGCAAGCTGGGCAGTAGGGGCAAGAATGGTGTCCGCCCACTCAAGGAGATCCTCCTTTGGCATTTCGAAGGTGGAGATGTTATCGCGGCGCGGCTGGAAGATGGTCATCCTCACGGTCTGTATATCATAGATGCCGTCGTAGATGTCGAGGGCTCCCAAGCCGTAGCACATCATCTGGGGGTTATGGTCTGCATCCACGAGCACGCCGAGCCCGTACTTGAAATCTATGATGTGCAGGACGTCGTCTGCCACGATGAGACAGTCCCCCGTGCCGAAACCTTCCGGCACCCACTTGGAAAAATCAAGTCGCTGTTCTACGAGAACGAGGGGGTCCGGGCAGAGGTCTTTCGCAGTCTCAAGCTGCTCCACAACATAGTTGCGGTACTCCTCCGTGCAGTTTTCCATCTCTGTATCATAAAACTGGAGATTCTCCGTTGGATCAGCCGGGTTTTCGCCTATCGCTTTCAGAACCTTGTATTCGCAAAGCTCATGTGCATCTGTACCCTGCTGTGCATAGGGACTTGCCCGTTCCTCCTTGTCGGCGCACAGCCTTGCGGATGGCGGACAGTTGAGCCATTGCTTACTGGCAGAAGCAGAGAGCAGCGCGTGTTTAGGCATTCCCAATCACCTCCAGCTCCGCCATGAGCTCTGCGTATTTTTCCTCCGGAACACTTGTCAGCGTCCCATCGGACGAGTATTTGCATACAAGAGCTTTGACCTCAGTCTTGTGCTTGCAGTCATCCTCTGTGGCTTTCTGCTTGAGGAGCACCCGGACATCCTCCTTGCTGTAAGTCTTAGGCTTGTCCTGCGTCTGCGCATCTTCGGAAGGGGCTGTCCCGGCTGTCTCTGCCGGCTCCGCAGGTCTCTCTGTCCCTGCGTCTGCATCCGGCATCTGCGGTGTGTCCTCTGCCAATGAGCAGAAAAGCTCACTCAGTCTTTGGAAATCTGCCCCGATTTTTCGGAACAGCAATGCGGCATCCTTATTATTCATATGATGGCACCTCCGTTCAGTATCATTTCGCCGACCTGCACATCGTGCTTGTCGATGGTGATGGGGTAAGGTTCGGATAATCCGAAGCCGTTCGGGGAGATGTGTGGAAGAACCTCCCCGACGAGAAAGTTCTCATATTCCCCGGTGATCCGCACGGGAATGGTCTGACCCTGCCAAGGATAGGCATCCGCATCGCGTCCGGTGAATTTAACCTTGACGGTCTTTCCCGTCAGTCCGTAGTTTCTGTACATCTTTAGTTTTCCTCCTTTGACATTTGTCTGGCTGTGATTTTCTTTGCAAGCTGTCGTGTGATGACGCTGATCGCGGTAAGGACGTCCGCGAGTTCGGCATCGAGTTCCGCGCACTGCACGGCATACGGCTTGGTCTGCTCTGTCGCTGTCATGTTTTTCACCACCTTTCTGTTTGGATTTCCCTACACCTTCCCATGGACACATTTCCCGGTTTTGGGCGGGATTTTTTTCCAGGAAGGGGTGGGTTCTTTTGTCCTTCAATATCCCATGGACATCTTTTGCCGAAATGGGCGGGACTTTTTTCCGGGAAGGATTGTGTTCCTTTGCCCTTCAATACCCCATGGACACGTTTTGGTTTTTTGGGCGGGGGAAATTTTGGGAAATTTTCAAAATGTGGATTTCCTTCTTATAAGGAAAGAACGGATGTGGCGGTGTGGCAGCGTGGGACGCAGGACTGAGATTGCAACATCTCATTCCGGCACCTGCACAAGTTCCATGCTGATTAGCAAAAAGCGGACTGACAGAATCACATAAAAAAAGAAAGCAGAAAAAATTTCCCAAATTCCTCCCGCCCAAAAACGCAAAAGCTGTCCATGGGATAGTGAGGGGATAGAAACAAAGCCCTAATTTTTAACGAAAGGGGGTGAGCCGGATGCCATACAAAAATCAGGAAGGTTACCCTGACCCGGTTTCCTATGCGGCGCTGAGAAATACGGAGCGGAAAAAATACAGACCGCTGGTCTATATCTGCTCGGCGTATCGCGGCGATGTGGAACGGAACAAGGAAAAAGCCAGACGTTACAGCAGGTTTGCCGTAGACCATGGGGCGATTCCGATTGCGCCGCATTTGCTGTTTCCGCAATTTCTGGACGAAGCGACGGAGCGCGACCTTGCGATGTTCATGGACATCGTGATCCTCTCCAAATGCAGGGAGCTGTGGGTGTTCGGGAAACCGACTGCGGGGATGCAGAACGAAATCGACTATGCGGAAAAGAAGAAGATGGTAATCAAATATTTTAAGGAGGAAGCGTAAAAATGCAGATGACGTTTTTTCATGCGGATGTTGCCGGAGTTCCAGCTAACTGCAGCTACCCGCACAAGGTCGTGGTGACGGACGCGAAAACAATGGAGGGTGTTGTTACGCTCGACCATGTGTGCGCGGCGTATACCGGAAACCGCAGGAGCAAGGATAATTTCGTCGAATCGGATGTCATTCCCATGGATATCGACAACGACCATAGCGACAATCCCGATGACTGGATCACGGAGGACAGGATGGATGAGCTGTTCGGGAGCATCGACTATGTCCTTGTGCCGAGCCGTCACCATATGCTCCCCAAGGATGGAAAATCAGAGAGACCAAGGTATCACGCCTATTTCCCGATTGAAATGTGCCGGGATGCGGGGCAGTATGCAGCGATTAAGGTGGCAATCCAGAGAGCATACCCGTTTTTTGACGGACAGGCATTGGACGCGGCGAGGTTCCTTTTCGGTTCCGCTCCGGCTGGTATGGTATGGCACGAAGGCTGGATGAGCATTACCGATGATGTCCAGACTGCAGAAGACGCGGCGGAGGATGCCGGGGATTCGGATGGTGCAGTCGGCGGCTCGATCACGGAGGGAAACCGCAACAACACCCTGTCCCGTTTTGCTGCCAAGGTACTGAAGAAATATGGCGAATGCGACAAGGCGCACGGACTGTTCCGGGAACGCGCAGATAAGTGTGTCCCGCCACTTGAGGAACAGGAGCTGAAGACCATATGGTATTCGGCGATTAAGTTCTTCCGCAACAAGGTCGTAGCCGGAAGCGGATATGTGCCGCCGGAGCAGTACAACAATGATTTCGGGGATGGTCCTGGATCACTAAGACCGGACGATTATTCCGACGTGGGACAGGCGCGGGTACTGGCACGCGAGTACGGGGACGAGCTGAAGTTTACGGCCGCGACCGATTACATCCGTTTCGATGGAAAAGTGTGGGTGGAGGACAGGCAGATGGCGGTCGGAGCCTGCGTCGATTTCCTCGACTTACAGCTTGCCGATGCGCAGGACATGATCGAGATGGCAAAAAACGCGCTGGTGGATGCCGGATACGATGAAGATGTAGTCAAGCAGGGGTCAAAGGCGGTGGCAAAGGAAATCAGCCCGGAGCACCTTACCATTTTCTACAAGCTGGTGGCTGCGGAGAAGTATCTGGCATTCACGATGAAGCGCCGGGACTACAAGTACATCACCTCCGCGCTGAATGTGGCAAAGTCGATGCTTACCATCAAGGTTTCTGACCTTGACCGGAATCCGGTGCTTCTGAATACGCCGAATGCGACATACAACCTCGAAAAGGGAATGGCGGGGGAACAGCAGCATGAGCCGTCCGACCTCATCACCAAGATTACGGAGTGCTCTCCGGGGGATGAAGGGATGGACATCTGGCTTGAGGCGCTGGAGACATTCTTCTGCGGTGACACAGACCTTATTGAATATGTACAGAAGGTCATCGGGCTTGCCGCCATCGGCAGGGTATATGAGGAATTCATCATCATTGCATATGGTGACGGCGCGAACGGCAAGTCTACCTTCTGGAATACCATCGCCCGTGTGCTCGGCACCTATTCCGGTAAGATTTCATCCGACATCCTCACGACGGGGAACAAGGTGAATGCCCAGCCGGAGATGGCGGAACTGAAAGCAAAGCGGCTCATCATCGCCTCGGAGATGCAGGAGGGCGTCCGGCTGAATACCGCGATGGTAAAACAGCTCTGTTCCACGGACGAGATACAGGCGTGCAAGAAGTACAAGGACCCGTTCCATTTCGTGCCTTCGCACCAGGTGGTACTTTACACGAACCATCTGCCGAGGGTCGGTGCAAACGATGACGGCATATGGCGGAGACTGAAGGTTATCCCCTTCAACGCAAAAATCAAAGGCTCCTCGGACATCAAAAACTACGCGGATCACCTTTATGAAAAGGCGGCACCTGCCATCATGAAATGGATCATCGAGGGGGCAGAGATTGCCATCAAATCGGAGCACAAGGTGGAGGACCCGCAATGTGTAAAGGATGCCGTGGCAGCATACCGCGAGGACAATGACTGGCTCGGACATTTCCTTACAGATTGCTGTGATGTCGGTAAAGGGCTGGAAGAAAAATCCGGAGAGTTCTATCAGCAGTATCGTGCTTACTGTATTCAGAATGGCGAGTACATCCGCAGCACGACGGATTTTTATACGGCGATAGAGCAGGCGGGGTTCTTTAGGCATAAAACGAATAAGGGCAGTTTCGTGCATGGCGTGAAACTCAAAACGGGAAATGATTTCATTTAATTCTTGCGGTGATGGTCAGTGCAAGTCTGAAATAAACTTTTTTGAGTTTTACTCAAAATTGCACAAACCCTTATTTTAAGCCATTTATGATGGTCATTATACTCTTTTACCAAAGTTTTCTATAGAAAGAAAAAATATAAAAAAAATATATATAAAGAGGTTTGGGTAGAGAGTATCTTGACCTTCATACCTTGAAATTTTTGACGGAGGTTCGCAGTGAGGGAAAAAGGCATTGAACAGAAATTGGTATTGGAAGTGAAAAGGCGCGGGGGCATCTGCCCGAAGTGGGTCTGCCCATCCCTTGATGGAATGCCGGACAGACTGGTATTCCTGCCGGGGCGGCACTTCGGCTTGGTGGAAGTGAAGGCACCGGGCGAGAAGCCAAGACCCCTGCAGGTGTCCCGGCACAAGCTGTTACAGAGATTAGGCTTCAAGGTGTATGTCCTTGATGCCGCAGAAGACATAGGAGGTATCCTTGATGAGATTCAAACCACATAACTACCAGCAGTTTGCGATAGATTTCATATGTCGCAATCCGGTCGTCGCCATCCTGCTTGATATGGGCATGGGCAAGACGGCAATCACGCTGATGGCGATCAAGTATCTGATGTATGAGGTATTCGAGGTCAGTAAGGTACTGGTGGTATGCCCCCTCCGGGTCACCCGGACCTGGAGGGACGAAATCGAAAAGTGGGAGCAGCTAAAAGGGCTGACGTATTCCATCGTGACGGGAACGGCGGCGCAGAGGAAGAAGGCGCTGCAGGCGGATGCAGACATATACATCATAAACCGCGAAAACATCCCGTGGCTCATCAACACGAGCGGTTTTTCGTTTGACTTCGACATGGTGGTGCTGGACGAGCTGTCCTCATGGAAGAACCACCAGACGGCAAGGCACAAGGCACTCATGAAGGTGCGCCCGCTTGTGAAACGCATCGTCGGACTGACCGGAACGCCGAGCGGCAACGGACTCATGGACCTGTTCGCGGAATTCAAGGTGCTCGATATGGGAGAGCGGCTGGGAAGGTTCATCGGCCAGTACAGACTGAATTATTTCAAGCCTGACCGGATGAACGGACCCATCGTATACAGCTATAAGCCATTGCCGGGGGCAGAGGAGAGGATATACGAGCGCATCTCGGACATCACCATATCCATGAAGGCAGTCGACTACCTCGATATGCCGGAACTGATAAGCAACGAATATCCGGTGTACCTTGATGAGGATGAGCGGAGGAAGTACGACGGTCTGAAGAAGGACCTGATCCTGTCGACACCGGAACACGAAGTGACGGCTGCCAATGCGGCGGCGCTCTCCGGCAAGCTCCTGCAGATGGCAAACGGCGCGGTCTACACCGACGATGACAGCATTATCGCATTCCACGACAAAAAGCTGGACGCGCTGGAGGACATCATCGAATCCGCAAACGGAAAACCGATACTGGTCGCGTACTGGTTTAAGCACGATTACCAGAGAATCGTGGAACGGCTCGACCGGATAGGAGTCCGGCACATGAAGATCGATTCCGACGAGAGCATTGCCAAATGGAACAACCGGGAAGTCCCGGTCGCGCTGATACATCCGGCTGCGGCAGGACACGGACTGAATCTCCAGCAGGGAGGGAACACACTTGTCTGGTTTTCCATGGTGTTCTCACTTGAGATTTACCAGCAATGCAACTGCCGCCTTTACAGGCAGGGGCAGACAGAGGGAACCGTGACCATCATACACCTGGTCGCAAAGGGAACCATCGACGAGCGGGTTCTGAAAATCCTGTCCGAAAAGGACAGCACGCAGTCCGCGCTTATCGATGCGGTCAGGGCAGAAATATGACAATCCTGGGGAACAATTTTATTTTCGGAGGTAAGTGCCAATGAGCGCAAGGGGAAAAGACCCATATGAAACACTCGGGAACGCGGTCGTCATACAGGCGGTCAGGGATTACCGGGAAGCCGTAGTGAAACTTTCCCACGGGAAGGAGAACCATATGGCGGAAGCGACCAAGAATGAATGTGAGCGGTTTTTCCGGTCGGGCTATTTCAATGTATTCACAGAGCTTGATGGGATTGCGTTACTTTCGCAACTGGAGAAGGAGGTGAGGGCATGACGGTAAAGGAATATCTGGGACAGGCGTATCTCCTCGACCAGAGGATCAAGTCTGACAGCATGGAATACGAGGAGCTCCGCATCATGGCGGAAACCATATCAAGCCCGGGGTTCGACGAGCATTATAACGCTTCGAAGAATACGGATGCGCCATATGTAAGGACCTTGGAGAAGATGATGGAAATGGAAAAGCGGATAATGGTGGAAATCGACCAGCTCATAGAGCTTAAGAGGCAGATTCGTGAGGTCATCAGCCAGATCGAGAAACCGGAATACCAGATGATACTCCGATACCGCTATATCCACAATTATTCATGGCCTATCATCGGGAATGAGCTGAAGGCGGATACCACGACCGTGCAGCGGTGGCATAATAAGGCAATCGCCAAAATCCGGCTGCCGGAGGACGCGATTATTTTAAAAAAATAAAAAGTTGCCATGGTTTGCCATGGTTTGCCATGGGTTGCCATGGTGTCGTTTGTGGTATAGTACAATCAGCAAAATAAGATAAAAGTGCCGGAAAGCACGGAAGCCTTCATTGCGGACCCCCGCTCTGAGGGCTTTTCTTATGCCAAAACAAAGGAGGTGCTGTAAAGATGCCGAGAAAGGCAAGACACCCATGCCACCATCCCGGATGTCCGCGACTGACAGAGGAGCGGTTCTGCGAGGAGCACCGGAAGGAAGAGAGCAGGCGTTACGAGAAGTACGACCGCGACCCCGATACGAGGAAGCGGTACGGAAGGGCGTGGAAACGCATCCGTGACAGCTATGTGAAGACGCACCCCTTCTGTGAGCTGTGCTACGAGAAGGGCGTATTGGTGGAGGTCGAAGAGGTACACCACAAGATTCCCCTGTCAGAGGGAGGGACACACGACCGGGACAACCTTATCTCCCTGTGCAAGTCGTGCCATGCAAGGATTCACGCAGAGAGAGGTGACCGCTGGCATGGAAGGAAGAGCGATTCGTATGAGTGACGGTCATGGCGGTCGGATAACAAACTTTTTTAAATTTTTTCGCGGAATGACCATCGTGAAGGTCATGAAGGTCATTTCGGAAAAAAAGGAGGGGGAGGTCAAATCTCTACGGGCAAAGCCACGGGGCAACGGTGCCGCCCCCTCGCGTGCATTTTTTGCGTTTTTGGACGGGGTATAAGGAACACCCCATCGTTAAATCTTTAATAGGAGATGATTTTATGGCAAGAGACGGAACTGCCCGCGGCTCCAACGTGAAGGTGAACGCCGGAAGGAAACCCAAGGCGCTGGCGGAGAAAATCGCAACGGGCAATCCCGGCGGCCGGAAGCTGAAGGTCATTGACCTGCCGGAAGGGACGGCGCTTGAGGGCGAGGACATCCCGGAACCGAGCGCGTACATAAAAACCAAACAGAAGGCTGCTGGCGAGTTTGATGCAGAGCATATCTACAGATACATCTATGCGTGGCTGAAGGAGAAGGGCTGTGACAAGCTGGTAAGCAAACATATGGTAGAGCAGTACGCGATGAGCGTGTCCCGGCTGATCCAATGCGAGGAGGCTATATCGGAGTATGGTTTCCTCTCGAAACACCCGACAACGGGAGCTGCCTGCGCAAGCCCATTCGTGGCGATGGCGCAGAACTACCAAAAACAGGTGAACACAATATGGTACCAGATTTTCCAAGTGGTGAGGGAGAACTGCTCGGCAGATTTCAATCCCAATGATGAAGACCCGATGGAGATGCTGTTACGGAGTAGAGGATAGGAGGACTTTATGATTGAAAAGGTGAATCCGATGCACCCGGATAAGGTTGCAGACCGGATAGCAGGTGCCATTGTCGATCTGGCATATGCAGGAGAGGAAAATCCGAAGATTGCGGTGGAGGTACTGATCGGACATGGCAGGTGCCATGCGATTATTGAAACCTCGGCGTTTCTGGATGAACGTGATATAGAAGATGTCATTTTCCGGATTGCCGGAGACGTGGAGCCGGACATCGTCATTGTTCCGCAGGACGGACATCTTGCAGAAAACCAGAACGGGGCTGTCCGGTGC